CTCTCTTGGTATAATTCCAAATCAAGTGTTCAAATTAACTATTTTCCTATCTCAATCAGTGAATCTTTCTAAATAACCTCTTAACCAGAGTACAATGAATTGTTTTTCTCCCCAACTTTCTACTTTCGCAGCTAAAGCTAAGTTTATGTCTGTATTATCCTGTACTAAATTATTCGTAGTAGCAGTCTCTCTTCTCGCTGGTGTACTTCATTGGATAACTTGTCCTATAGATGTAGATGATTCTACTTGTCTATCTAATGATTGATCTATTACAAACGAATTGTCAGCTCTCACATCTCTTTGAATTGGTCTTGCAGCATTATCAAGTGATTCACCCTCTAATGGATTCACAGCTATAAGTTTATTAAACCCGAAGTTCAAATCTTCCTTATTCTTGATTAACCTAGTATTGTACATATACATAGGATATAACTCAGCCATTGCTTTGTCTAATCTCAAGTTCGCTATCAATGCTTTTGCTCTTTGTACATCCGATAAGAATGTAGGAACTCTATCACCGAACGGATTGTTCGTTCTTGGTTTCCAATAAGTAAATGCAAATGGAAACGGTATTAATGTAGCATCTTTCTTCTCTTCTTTCTTGACAGCAACAAGTAATTGTCCGTCTACAATAGTTTTTTGTTCATTCCCCATAACGAACATTGCCTTAACCGTTCCTTTAGTTCCTGAGAATATACCGAAATGTGTATATATCTTGAAGTTCGGATTGTCTGAATTCTCTTGTTTATATGATGTGTTCAAATCAGCGTTCACCTGGTCGTCCGTTCTACTTCTATCTGAACCTCTGAAATCTCATGTGTTTGGATTCAATGTTTCTATGATCTTGTCAGAATATCCTAATGATTCCAAATCAGTCTTGAACATTTGTTTCTCAAACCCCGTATATGAATAATTTCCATTAACATAATCTCCGTCTGGATCAGGTATCCAATTTCTAGGATCAACCGTCTCAAACTTCGGACTTTTCGTAATTCAATCCCAACCTATCTTAGCAACTATACCAACTCAGTAGAAAAATTTATCCCAATCTCTTTGATATTTAAGTATCTCTATGTCTTGTTCATTGAAGTCTTCTTCTAAAGTAGCATTCAAGTTCTTGACAATGTAATCTCTACCAACCTTAGTAGACACGAACTTAGACTGAGGTCTGTCCACATAACTCCTAGCCATTAATGCAGAATGCACATTAAAAATAGTAGTGTCACCTATCTTATCTTTATTCTTCTTTTGATTGTTGAATAATTTCAAGTCAGTTTCAAAAACCTCTCTCTTACTCACCACGAAGCGATACCCTCTCTCATACTCAGATGAAATCTGTGAGATAATGTCCGTCTCCGACAGTCCTGTTAATTTCTTTATCTCTTTTAATGTATCCGATAACATAAATGATCTGTTTATGTGTTAATGTATATATATTATTAATTTTTATATTAATGTCAATGATTAAAGTCCACAAAACTTACATAGTTTGTCTTTCTTTCTTTCGGCACATAATTTTTTTCTTATCAACCTCCATAATTCTTATATTAATAAATATCAAAATCCATCACATCATCTTCCTTGTCATCATCCTCCATTAAGAATTTCAGTAACTCCTCCTGGTTCACTTCTTCTATAGATTTCGTCTGTCTGTCTTCCTCTGGTACTGTTCACTCACCATGCTCCTTTATCAACCACCACATCCTGAAACTTATTGCGTCCATATAATCAGGACTACGCCCTAACCTTTCCTTGATCCCTTTCTTACTCTCCAGTTTAATCTTATTATCATTGTCCATATCAACCTGCTTTATAAACAGTGCCTCCTCTATAATCTTATCCTTGTACTCACATGTCGGGTATATAGAAACCTGTGGTAAATATTTCTGTAAGTAGAAAAACGATTGTGTCTTCAAATTGGCGTAGTTCCTCTTCCTGTACGATAATAACTTAGCCGAATATGGTTGAATAGTCGCAGCGTTCGCAATAAATCAGCGACAACCCAATATGTCGACCAATCATCCACCAACTCAGACCTCATCAACTATAACGTGATTTATATCCACGTCATTCTTTATCATTAAATCCCTGATAGCCTCAGCCTGTTCATCTAACCCAGCCTTCTTAATGTCTATAATCTTTATTATCGACAACCCTTTCCATATAACAATTACAGTATTATCCCTCCCTTGTCTCGCAGCATCACAGGTGATGTACGTATATCAAGCTGCTGGAGTATCTCTAAAACATGCAGAAATATCATCTATAGAAAATAATAGTGATTGATCATCTGAATACTCGAAATTACCGTACAACAATCTCTCCTTATCAACCTTATCAAGGTTCTTCAGATTCTCGATATATGCGTCTGGTAAAAACGGATTGTCCGTAGGTAACGATTGGATAAATTTCCTATGTGGTAATAAAGTCTTGTTCATATACGGTTTATAAAAATCCGTATATATGAAATTTCTTCAAGGGTTCAATGTCATTAACAACTTCGGCTTATTCTGTATCCACTGAACTACCTGGTACTCGTCCAAATTACTATTATAATGTAGTATTCATTTCTTCTCCCTTATAATATAATCCTCTGCCTCCTTCTTATCCTTCGAATAGAAATATGTAGCCCCCGTTAAATTTCTCAGTCTACTCGTTACAATCTGCTTTGCCTTAGCCGAAACCTCCTGGGCTTCATCTATAAAGAATCATGTGTATTCCGTAGAACCAAGTCTGTCAAAATTAGGATCACTTGGATTCTCGTTCAAGTCCATCAACACAACCATACATCCATTTGTAAACGTCATGATAGATTTCTGATCGTCATACTTATAACTTCACTCTAAAAAACCAACGTCAGCTAACGTCTTCTTAAATGTTATAAATGTAGATAATTTAATCTTCTTTAACTCTGATCTACCTATCCCCCATGTTGATCCAGGTTTGTTAGCAATCTGCGTAGCTAGCCAGACAGATCCTAATAATGATTTTCATCATCACGCACCTCATCCGTAAGCAATCTCCGTCGTGTCGTCATCGTGCAAGTACCTCCAAGCAACCTCCTGCTTAGCAAATAGTCTGATAGGTGGTTTTGTCATGTTTAATTGTTAATTATTTGAATATTTATAATTGATGGTATTAAGTCCGGTGCGTCCTCACCAAATCATTTCAAAGTCTGATTCTGTTTGAAAGCCTCTGTCTTCATACTAACAATGTCCTGTGGCCTGAGTGATTCGTCACCATAACGTAAACGTTCTAATAGTAATTTATTAGCGTGGTCTATAATACTCTGATTACTCTCAATCATCTTATTATCTTCATCTATAATAAGAGTGGGTGGGGTCTGAGTAACTACTGGGTCTGGTAGCGTGTTGAAATAATCCTCGATCTTTTCTTCTTCTGGCATATTTCCTTTATTAGTTATATATATGTGTATTATATTGTTTTTTAATTTAAAGTAAAGAGTAGTTTGATTAGGGCGAAAAATTATATGACACGAGCGAATTATATGACACGAGCGAACGTAGTGAGCGGAAGTCCTTGGAGGGCAAAAGTCAAAATCGGGAAAAATTTGGAGATGGTACAGATATCTATATCTTAGGAAATTTATTTGCCTAGGCCACCCCGGGTCCTTCAGAATGGCTTAGGTAAGCCATCTCTGGCTTATTATGTGTCTACTATGAATTATACTCTCTACATTCTTTTTGTTGTTCTTCTGTTAGATCTACCCATTGTAATGCGTTTTTTTCTTCTCATATACAGTCAACTATATAGTTGTTTACGTCTGTTTGTTTCATAATTACTTTGTTAATAGATATTATATACAAGTATTGTATCACATTTGAATTGAAATGCAAAAGATAATTATATTTTATAGTACTTTATAATATGTGCTAAAAACTACCCTCTCTGCGTGGCTTAACAGTGCGTGGTTAACATAAGACGTATTATGTGAAGTGTTGCGTTGTTTCGATTAGGCTGTATTGGTATCTGTTTTATATTTGCGACGCTTAGAACGCATATAAATATTGGTGGTTTACGTCTTTTCCCGGAAATTTTGTGTGTAAAATATTCATATATATAAAGATTCTTGTTGAGAAAAGGCGGTTGACATCAAAACAGCAAATTTGTCAACTCAGAGGCTTTATTATGTCAACTTTTTTTAATGAAATTGGCTTAGACAAGCCTTTTTGTTAATTTATAGTTACTTATTATATTATTTTTATAAAAAAAGTGACATTTCTAATAATATACTACTCTATATATGTGTAGTATAAAAATTATGTCAACTTTGTAACTTTTTTAAAAAAAATCCCTTTAAATAGCGAAATCACAAAAAACGGGTTGACATGGTTTGCCTCTGAGTTGACATAATTTTCGTGTAACCATTTTTATTAAACAATAATAAAATATTTTGTCAAAAAATCACTCTTAAAAAATCATGTCAACTTGACCCTAAATTATGTCAACTCACTTTTTTATGTAACCACAAAAAAAGAGCCTTTTTAGACTCTTATTTA